TGGCAGATTCCATTGAGTCCTATAAACTTGTATGCTCTGGCGGTCTAAATTCTAATGAGAACCACCTAGACCTATCTGACAATAAGTCAGGTGCAGCTACTCGTTTAGTTAATTTTGAGCCAAGCCTCTATGGAGGTTATCGTCGGCTAGAAGGTTACAACCACTTTGGCGATATAGACGCTACTGTTGGCGGCTCTGCGACTGAAGGCAAAGTCCTTGGCCTAGCAATTTACGATAATTCACATATAGGCAATCCGTACGTTATTGCGGCTAGAAAAGTAGCTGGCTCTAACACATACAAATTCTACAAGTTTATTGCTCTCAGCGGCTGGCAAGAGATTACTAGCGCCCCCGCAAGGTCTATGACGATTGGCAGTCGCTCAGTAGATAAGTTACGCCATGTACAGTTTGATTGGGGCAGCGGCTCTACTATCTGCTTTGTAGATGGGGTAAACCCAGCGGTAATATTTGATGGCGCAAACTGGTATGAATTACTGCAAGCCAATACAGGCGGCACTAGTTCTCCGGGCGGTGATCAGCTAGTAGACGCACCATCTATCGTAGGCGAATATCAAAAGCACCTCTGGGTTGGCGGCGATAAAGTTTCAAGGGCTACTCTCAGACATTCAGCCGCTAATGATCCTTACACTTGGACAAATGGTGCGGGCGGCGGCTTAGTAAATCCAGCATTCAACGTAGTTCAAATAAAGCCTTTCCGTGATAATTTATTTGTATTCGGAAGTAATGGCATAAAGAAAATAGTAACCACTAGGACGAATGCTAGTCCACCAGCAACAGTTTTTACCGAAGAGAATGTAACTAATAACGTAGGCTGTATAGCCAGAGACAGCGTAGTAGAAATTGCTGGCGACTTATTATTTCTAGCGCCTGATGGTTTTAGACCTGTAAGCTCGACTTCCAAAATTGGTGACGTAGAACTGGAAACGGTTAGCAAACCTATTCAAGTGTCTCTCGTAAATCTTATTAAAAATAATGACATGGATACTCTCAACTCCGTAGTCATTAGAGGTAAGTCACAGGTACGTTTCTTTGTAGGCGACGATACTACTGACCAAATAGATAGTACTGGAATTATCGGCGGCTTATATGATCAAGCGGGTAGCATTGCTTGGTCCTTTGGAGAGCTAACAGGGATCAGGGCTTCTGTAACAGAGTCAGGCTACATGGGTACGGAAGAGCTTGTCCTACATGGAGATTATGACGGGAAAGTTTACGAGCAAGAAAAAGGTAACAACTTCGCTGGTAATAACATTATTGCCGTGTACAGCACCCCATACCTAGACTTCGGGGATACTGAAGTCCGTAAGACTATTCGCAAAGTAAATACGTTTGTACGCGCAGAAGGTCCGACAGAGTTTTACTTAAACGTAGACTACGATTGGGGCGACTATTCCGCAAGCAGACCTTCTGAGTATGTACAGTCATCAGATGGTGGCCCTGTCGTATATAACGGATTAAATTTAGACTACGGAGATGCCAACGTCCTGTATGGGGGCAACTCAAAGCCGATCCTTACATCAGATATTCAAGGATCAGGTTTCTCAACAAGAGCTACCTTTGTGACGATAGGGCAGTCTGAGCCTTATTCGATCCAAGGGATAGTATTTGAATTTTCGGTTTCGGGGAGAAGATAGACTATGGCAGGTTACACACGCCAATCCGTTAGTCAAATTCAGAATGGTGCGGATATTACGGCTCCACCCCTTAATGCTGAATTTAACCAACTACTAGCAGCCTTCAATGCCGCAAGCGGTCATGGACATACAGGTGCTACGGGCGATGCGCCACCTATCCCTCTAGCAACTTCTCTTTCTGGCTACTTACCTGCAGTACACGGAGGTACAGGCGGTAGAAATAATAACTCTGCTTCTAGCAACCCGACAGTGACAGATGACAGCGGGTCAGGTTACGCAGTAGGTTCTGTTTGGCTTAATACAGCTAACGACAGAATATTCATCTGTGTAAATAATACTGCCAATGCAGCTTTATGGAATGAAGTTGTAGCCAGTGACGGCTTAAAGTTTCATCCAGAAACAACGAATACTGTAGATATTGGTACATCGTCTAACCGCTATAAGAATATGTACCTCTCAGGTACAGCTACTATTCCTACAGTAACTTCAACTACAATAAACTCAGGCACTATAACGACTACTGGCATGGGTACATTCCCTACAGTAAATGTAGACGGCGGTACGGTAGACGGTACAGTTATTGGTGGTAATTCACCTAGCGCAATCACTGGTACTCAGATCACAGCTAACAGTGGATTTGTAGGCGGGGTCACTGGTGATTTAGTTGGTAATGTTACATCTACTGGAACTTCTGGCTTCAATAACATTACGGCAAGCGGAACCATCCAAGGTGCTGTAACTGGTGACATAAGCGGTAACGTCACCTCGACAGGTACATCTGCATTTAACAATGTGACCATAGCAGGTACATTGAATATGGATGGCTCTACGACTGCTACCATCCAGAACCTGACTGATCCGACTAACCCTAAAGATGCTGCTACAAAAAGTTACGTCGATACAGGATTAGCTAATTTAGTAGATAGTTCACCCGCCGCCTTAGACACTCTCAATGAGCTTGCTGCAGCCATTGGCGATGATTCTAACTTCTCTACCACCATGACCAATGCTCTTGCGGGTAAAGTAGCTGACACTGGCGACACGATGACAGGTGACCTGATTATGTCAGGCGGCGTTACTGTCACAGGTCTACCATTGCCAACAGCTAATAGTGAGGCTTCAAGCAAACAGTATACTGACCAGCAAGATGCTCTACAGGTTACCAAATCTGGCGATACGATGTCAGGTTCTTTGGCTATGGGTGGCAATAAGATTACGGGTCTTGGAACGCCCAGCGCTAATACGGATGCCAGCACTAAAGGCTATGTGGACGGTATTCTAGGCTCTGCTACGGCAGCTTCTGCTTCGGCAGCGGCGGCGGCTACCTCTGAGGCTAATGCAGCCACTTCAGAGGCAAATGCAGCGCAATCGGCGGTTTCGGCTGCTACCGCCCTCACAGCCTCACAGCACTTCTTAGACACATATTTTGTATCAGCGAGCGCCCCCTCTGGGTCTAATTTAAGCACAGGCGATCTGTGGTTTGATACAGCCAATAACTTGATGAAAGTTTACGGGGCTAGTGGATTTCAAAACGCAGGTAGCTCAGTAAATGGTACGGCAGAACGTAAAGATTACACAGCATCAGCCAACCAAACTTCATTCGCCGCTACATATGATCCCAACTTTTGTGACGTATACTTAAACGGCGTAAAACTAGCACCTTCCGATTTCACGGCAACCAATGGTTCAAGCGTAGTATTGGCCTCTGGTGCGGCGGCGGGGGATGCGGTTTCTATAGTTTCATACGGAACTTTTTTATTGGCAGACCATTACAACAAATCAACAGTCGATGCTTTGATCGACGATGTAGAAACATTAGCATTGGCAGGATTATAACATGGCTATAAATACTACTACTCTAGAGGCAAACCTCACAACTAAAATTAACGCAACCAGCGGAAGTACAGACGGCAAAGAGTTTTTGCTGCTAGGAAAGGCGGTTGAGGCACTAACCATTCCAGTATCCGTTTCCGACATGACAACGGAAGGTACTACTCAGGTAGGTTTGGTTAATACAGCGGGTGCTACTCAGGTAGCGGCTGTAAATGCGGCTGGGTCTACTTTTGCTCTTAAATCTCAAAACCTTGGAGATATCCCTGATCCAAACACAGCCTTGTCCAATTTAGGTTTTGCAACTCAGTTTAACTCACCATCTAATAACCAAGTTATTATGTGGAATAATACTATTTCTAAATGGGTTAACGGAGATAATATTAGTCCAGTTAACACGGCGGCAACAAACCCGCCCTATACCAATGGAACTGCTTACGTCCTTGGTGATCTTTGGGTAAACTCGTCTACGGGTGAAATATTTGTTTGTACCGGCGTTGATGCAACTGCCTCTCCCGTCGAACATATATGGGTTGGAACGGAAGGCACTTCCATTGGTATTGCTCAGGGCGAATATTTGTTCGTAAATGAAAATTACACAGGCTATAATGATGCTGTCTATGGCATGTTTACTACTACATTCACCGTACCTGTTGGGGTGACTTCTATGTCGGCTGTTTGCGTAGGCGGTGGTGGTGGGGGTTCGAGTTCATGGGCCAGTTCCGCAGGTGCGGGCGCTGCGTTGGCTTGGGCTAATAGTATTACAGTGACTCCGGGTGAAGTGATCACAGTGGAAGTTGGTAATGGTGGCGCTGCACTTAATCACGGCTCAGATACAAAACTAAAAAGGGCAGATGGCTCAGTTATATTTGGGGCAGAAGGTGGCAAATATGGGGCCTATACCCCATCCCACGGCCACGCTCAACCAATTTCTGGCTCTGTAACTCCGGGCAATAGTGCTTCGGGCAGAGGCGGGTTGACTTCGGCCAGCGCATACGGCGGGGGCGGGGGCGCAGGGGGATACAGTGGAAACGGGGGAAACGGCATCTATGGTGGCAATGGAACAAACAGCAACACCAACAACTCGGTTAACCCAAACGCCAATGGTACAGGAGGTGCTGCTAGTGGCGGG